TGCTGCACTTGCTCTAACGGCGAACCGATCAAGCCTGGTCGCGGAGCGGGTGAAGGTGGGTTTAGCAGCATTTAAAAAATTCCGATCTCTTCGTATTCGAGTTCCCGGCCCCAGCTCGGGTTGTCGTTTGACTGCGCGAAACGGCTGCTCATCACCGCGTAACGGGTCGCGCTCAAGTAGTCGTCGTTCATCGCGACCACCTTGTTATCCTTGTAGTGGTAGATACGGTACTCGTCCCACCAGGCCGTTAGATTCGAGAACACCTTGAACCGCCCCGCTTCCATCATCGTGACCATCTTCTGCAAGCCGGTCTGGATCGAGTTATTGCCCTTCTTCTCGCCTAGCGCCGGAGGGTTCCGAAAGTGCTCCGGTAGTAGATCGACGCCAAGGTCACGGTACTGCTCGGCAAGACCCGGATTGCCCATCGAATCCCGTCTGTTTCCATCGTGAGGCCAGGCGACCGGCCCTGTGTTGCGCTGTCGTATCGCTTCAGCGTGTACGCTGGGGGTTGTTTTAGAAGCGCCGTAACAATCGCAAACGACAATCGATTCTTCATCAGTTCCCCAAGTCTCAGGATCAATCGCAATAGTCACCAGAGCGGTCGGATGATCCCAGCCCAGGTCTAACCCCGAAATCCGCAGCCAATCGTCAGGAATCGGATACGGCTCAACCATCAATTTGTCTTCGGGGATGGGAAACACCAACCCCGAGCCAATCGACGGGATACCCTTTCGGCGCATCTCGCGCTCATGGGGGCTCAAACTCGCCTCGATCTGCGCCATCACAGACTCGGACAAATGCCCAGGAGTCTGATGAATCACCGTCTTAACGTGCTCAGACGCATCGTCCCAGCCGGCGTTGGTCAGCGACTGCCCAGGCTGCAAGTTGTTCATAAAACCCGAAACAATCTTGGTGATGCCGTTCTCGGGCGTAAAGGTCATCATCACCTGACCCTGTTTCGAGAGCACCCTGACCAGCGCCTGCGAATAGATTTCCGGCGGCGGTTCCTCGTCTAGCAGAATAATATCGACGGCAGCACCAAACCACTTGGAGGCCGACATCTCGTAACTCTTGAATACGAGATAACTGGTGCCGCCTGAAACGTGCTTGATGTGTGCGATCTGCACCGCGTTCGGAATGCCAGGCTTACGCTCGGTTTTCAGAATGCAGCTCTTCGGGATCGCTCCGGTGCCTTTGGCCTTTGGGTCAGACGGCTCGCCCAGGAGCGCGGCCTGCATGATGTCCCGCGTTGTTTCGTTGGAGACACCACCCACCCAGGCAGTGATGGGTTTCGAGAATCGTTTGCCGTCCCACCAATTTTCAGGGTACACACCGCGCAAATGGTAGGAAATCTCTGCGGCACCACAAAATGATTTCCCGATTCTGTTGCCGGCCATCAACAGCCGTTGCACACAATCCTTGCCGGTGTCGTGGTAGCGTTTTTGGTACGGATAAGGATCGTAGTATTCAATCGCGTTGAAATTCTCATGGTCTTTGAGTTTCTTGAGAATCTCAATCTTGCGTTTTATTTTTTCTTTTTCGGCCTGGTTGTTCTCTTCCGTTTGGGCGATGTTGTGTATTTCACTTCCCACTCCTTTGCGAGTTTGGGTTTGTTTGCGTGCATCCACTTGCGCTGTTTTTTTGATTTAAACGGCACTAATTCAACGGGCCTTTCGGCTCGTCCGAGGGCTCGCGAGGGCTATCAAGCGAGTTCAGTTGTTCGAGTTCAGAACGCAGCTCATCGATGCTCTTCTCGACAACAGTGGTCTGCGTTTTCTCGACGGCCTTCAGGCCGGCGTAGTTCAGGATCGCACAAGCCGCCTGGAATTTGATGCTCTCAGTGTTTGCGTGTTGCGAGAGATCAGTGATCTGCGCGAGTGCGCCAGGCACCGCGTCCTGGATCGCGAGGCGCGTTGCGTTCTCGATTTCTTTCGCGAGTTTTTTCTTGAGGTTGTAGCCGATTGCCCGAGAGGTTTTCTTGGAATATCCCGCCTTGATTGCGCTCTGTGAAGCGTTACCGGTAAGGACAAATTCTCGGACGAATTGAGCCTGCTGATCGTTCATAAAAACCCTAAACTTTGGTTGGTTATCTTCAAAAATTTCCCCCAAAATTTGCAGATACAATATTCATGTTCATTGAAAAAATTAAATGGGGGTGGGGGGGGTGCCCATTTAACCCCACATCTGAACGCCCAAGTGGGAAATCTGAGCCAGAGGGTGCCGGATCGAGGTCGGCCCAAATATCTGGCGTTTCTACGCGAAATCGTTGGCGCAGGCCCAAAGTGTCTCTAGGTCGCCCACGTTACTTTACATAATAGGTCTTCTGCGAACTCGAGACTGTCACGAATACGCTATTATTATAGAGTACCACGAAATTACGCGCACTTTGGGACGAATTGGGAAAACATATCCACATCTTTTCGCGCACAAAATCGACAGGCTCAGAACTTGGTGGGTTTTTGAGTCTGTCGAGATACAACGAATTTGGCTAAGAAGTGTATCTTGCGCCCATTTTTGCCCAGAGAGGGCGTGTGGGTGGGGGCAAAAGACATTGATCTGATCGTCCCTGTTCCGCGCTATGCGTCTGCTTTGAAGATGATGCGGTGGTGACTGACAGCCAATGAGCACAACTGTGCAAGGTGAATTCTACGCCTCGCCAGCCATGTGTCTACTGTATTTGTGCGCTTTTGTGCGAACCTGATAATCGAGGTCATCGACCCGAAAAACCACGTTTTGTAGGGCCATTTCGTAGCCTCGGTTCCAGTGCCTCACGCCTACCTCAGTCGCTTTCTGGCGTCTTGTCAACTGTTGGTCTAATTCATAGTGCGTCAACGCGCACTCGATCATAGCGGGCCACAGGTGCCCTTTCCGCAGCAGCGGCTTCTTCGCCTGGTTGTCAGCCTCAACAAACTCACGGATCAGAATGTCAATCAGCAGGCGTTTGAAAGTAAAGTCACGGCCGTAAAAGTATCGAGCGAACAGCCGGCCAGGCTCATCAAGTGTCGCCAAGAACCCCGCAACATCCTGCCAGGTCACATCAGGCTCACCGCCTGATCCCCTTTCGAGCTTCGCGACCTTCGGATGCAGTAACTTCAGGTGTTCAAGATTCAACAGTAGCGTCCCGCTCACGGGCCACCAGATTCGCCCAGGACTCAAGATTCATTTCGACCTGACTGAAGTCCTTGAGATCGGGCCTCAAATCGTGAAGCGACATGAGAGCCCTCCAGCGGCCCCTGTCGAGGCGATAAATCAAAACAGGCTTCATACCACTACGGTCAGCCTGAACGGCCGTCTGAGTCCACCAGGAGGCGCTGTACGCCTTCTGGCGCTTTATCTCTACTGCCCAGCCCTCAATGCCTGGGCCGTACAGGTCAGCGCCCCCAACGGCAGCCTGCTGCTGCCAGTTCCGGTGCATCTCGCCCAGGATGGGCTTGAGAATCCGCACGACTTCGCGCTCTGCGGCCGCGCCCTTACGTCTGCTATTCGTCATTTGGAAAAAGCCTCTTGTAGATCGCCCTCAACGGCGGTTCGTCGTCACGCGGCATTACCTTGCCGCCCCATTGCACCCACGACCAGAACGGCCGGCAGGCGATGTGTCGATTGAAACAGCGTGCTCTGTGCGCACATCCACGATCACATGGCGCGATCTCGCCAGTGGCCGCAGCCAGCAGCGCCAGGTGTTTTCCGCGCTCTGGCTCATCCACGGGAGGGAGGTTGGTGGGATAGTTGGTGTGAAGTTGGTCGGAAAGACCAAGGTCGGGAGGGAGGAAGTTGTAGTTGTCTTATACAACTTCCTCCCCCCGAACTTCCCACCATGTCTTCGGGAGGGAAGTTTTTGGGAAGTTTTGGTGAAGTTTTCAAGGAGTGAACCTCAGTCCTTGAGCCCGTCGAATCGTCGGATGATCCTCTTTGGACAACTGCCCTTCAGCGAGCCATTTGGAGATAAATTCCTTGGCCGCTTGTTTGGTCAGATCAAAATGAGCACACATCCAGGTGCCGAGATACCTCGATTTCGCTGCCGCGTGATGGCTGAAAGGATCACCGTCGTGCCAGCGTTGGGACACCACCCCGAACGTCTGCATGATTTGCTCATCTGTGAGGTGTGATTTCTCTTCCAACTCTTCGGCCAGGTGGTGTGTTCGATCCAACAGCAGTCCAGACTGCTTGTCGCGAACGAACGTCAGAATCCTCGAAAGACCTATGTCGTTGCTTTTAACAA